AGTCCAGACTTAACATGGGCAGGAACCTCAGGGTATAGTGTATAAATTAATGCTTGACAAATATAACAAATAATGATATGCTAAAGAAAATTAAAAGAAAGAAGGACTGATATGGGAATATACTCAGAAAAAGAAAACTTATATAAAGAATTTGCACTACAAAAAACAAAACCAAAGAAGGTAAAGTGGTTGCAAGAATTAAAAGAGTTTAGAAAAACACATCCTCAAGAATTTAGAGGCACTAAACTTACAGTAAAGAATATAGAAAACTTAATAGAGGTATGGTCTCAGAGAAATCCTCAGAAGTTTATGAAAGATAAATTAGGCATTACAGCTAGAGAAGAAAGAGAAAGAATGGCAGAAATGGCCAAGAGAGATAAAAACGAAAATGAGTAGTGCTATTGTATCAATAATAATCGCTATTGCTTTTATCGCATGGGTATTATGGTACTCGCCTTATGGCAGTCAACATGAACCCATGGATTGGTTAATATGGGGATATCAAAATTTAGGGTTTGATTTATAATGTGGTACTATTTAAAAAGATTAACATTGATACAAGGCGTGATATTTACAATAGGATTATTGCTTGCATTTTCTTTAGGATTGAGTATAATAATTGAGATTTTAATATAATGGGTTCTATAATATATACATATCAAAGATCAAAGAGAAAACCTATTCCTCTTACAGATGAGAGAATACAGACTCTAAAAGATCACGAAAAGTTTTTGAAAAGACACCGTGTAGGTGAGTACCGGAGTGTAGCGCAGTCTGGTAGCGTATCTGGTTTGGGACCAGAGGGTCGCAAGTTCGAATCTTGCCACTCCGACCAAAAACCTACAATGCGTGGTAAAAGTACTAAACCTGTTATCGACTGGAAGAAAGAAGAAAGTCAAAACTTTACAGTTGCACCTGCTTATAATAAAGGTGCTTATCAAGTTATTACTAAATCAAACATAAAGGATATAGGACGATGAACCTAAATGGATTTTATTTTGCTATGACACTAATATTAGTATCAGTAGTGTTGGTATTTTCAACGACTGCTAAGACTATGGCAGTTGAACAATTAGATAATGAAGGCCCTATATATGGCGAATGTAAATATTATACTGAAACAGTCATTGAAAATGGTGTAGAAGTTTCAAAGAAAGAAACTAGAGTCTGTGATGAGACTAAAAAGATTGGTGAAAATCCAGATGATGTAGAAACTTGGACTATGGAAGATGAACAAAAAATGCAAATGTTTGAGACTGGTTTAATATTATTCTTTTTATTTGCATTAGAAAATATGTAATTTAACAGGAGGGTAATATGGTTAAATTTATAACAGGATTTATTTTAGGTGCAATATTATTGTATTGTTATCCTGAAATAGGTGATGAATCAATCAATATCATTAAGGAGGTATTAAATGGATTCTAAATCAAAACTCGTAATAAGTGCTACAGCATTGTCATTATTCTTGGCTGCTTGTGGTAGTACTCATTCGATTAAACAAGAGGCATCTTTCAACTCAGAGGGTTCAGTTAAACAAGTATTGACTGAAGTGCCACAATGGTATCTTGACCATGATGTTGAGAAAGGTCTCATAACTAATAGGGATGCTGATCAGTTTATTTACGGTGTCGGTACCGCTGTTAGTCCTGACTTACAACTTGCAATAGAAAAAGCTATGTTAGTTGCTAAGGCAGATTTGGCTGATCAAATGAAAGGTCAAATGAATAAGAAGGCAGAAATGTATATTACTGAACTCGGTGCTGAAGGTAATAAACAAGTTGCCACTAGAGTAGAAAGTACCATCGTGAACTTAATTCAAGATACAAAGGTGGTAGGGTATGAACAATTTGAAAAAGATGTGTTTATAACTGCTAATCAAAACTATCGTATCTATGTAGGTCTTAGATGGTCACATACAGACTCAAATAGACTCTTTGCTTATATTCAAGATGAAATAAATAGAGAGATCGAAATGGCTGCAGATGTTGACGAACTTGCTCAATCAGCAGTTAATGATGTCCTAGATATGTCTGCTCCAGTAGAAAAGGTTGAGGTACAATAATGGGAATAAAAGTGTACACTCAACCAGTATGCTCGTATTGTAATTCTGCCAAGAAACTTTTAGAGTCTCTTGGCCTAGAGTATGAAACAGTACAAGTAGAAAAAATAGGCATAGAGGAATTTCATAAACAGATAGGTAAACCTGTTAGAACTGTTCCTCAAATTATGATAGATGATAAACTAATCGGAGGGTTCAATGAACTTAAAGAGCATTTTGTTAATGAAGGCAAGATAAACTTTAAGGGAGAACTTGTATGAAAAAGTTTACATTTAAAACAGAATGGAAACCCTTGGTTGTATATGCATTTACTTATAATGGTGCAATTAAAAAGTTTATAAACCTAGGGTTATCCATTGATGATATCCTCGCTATAGAATATTATTATAAATAGCAGTATGCTATCATATGGTAAATTTCTCACCGAGGGTGTCTACGATCCTCATATATTCAAGGCCTTCTTTCTTGCAGGTGGACCAGGCTCAGGTAAGTCTTATGTTCAAAGAAGATTATTTTCAGGTACAGGTATGAAAGTTGTTAATAGTGATAACTTTCTAACTAATTCACTAAAGAAGGCAGGACAAAGTTTAGATTTAAGAAGTATCGAGGGTGGTATTCTTGATGCTATGAGAGGTCGGGCAAAGAGACAAACAGGCAATCAAATGGATTTACATATTCAAAACAGACTAGGCATAATTGTAGATGGTACAGGAAGAGATTATGATAGACTCGCAGAGGACTTTAGGCATTCGTATCGTGTAGGTTATGATAACTTTATGATATTTGTTAATACTAGTTTAGATGTTGCACTTATGAGAAATGAAAAGAGAGCAAGAAAAGTAGCAGAACCAGTTGTTATAAAAAACTGGAAAGGTGTTCAGGCAAATATAGGTAAGTTTCAAAGACTATTCGGTATGGGCAATTTTGTTGTAGTGGATAATAATAGAGATAATGATAATGAAACTAATACGGCTGTATTTAAAGAAGTTAGAAGATTGATGAGAAGAAGTCCATCAACTTGGCAAGCAAAAGCTTGGATAAGAAAAGAACTAGAAAAGAAAAGAAGGCCATAATGGGTGAAGTAATACAATTTCCTAAAACAAAATATATAAAAAATATTAGCAAGAGACCTAAACTTACTGAAGAAGAAATAAGTAAGATAACATTGTTAAATAATAAAAGGGCTGCTGATCAACTATCAGAAAGTTTAGCAATAGATATCTTAACAGTATTACAGGAACATATTAATGATATGCAGACAGCAGAATTTGTTGCTGATTTGGCAATTCTAATAGAGGTAATTAAGTCAACCTTATATAGAGAAAGTGATTTAAAACATCCTATGCAAGAGGTCATCTCAAAGATTGCTACAGTAAAAGTATTGCCAAATGGTGAAAAAATAACTGAATTAAACTATAGACCAGTAGTGAAACCAGAAGAAGAAGAAATTGATATAGAATTTGTCCCAGATACGGACTAATTCTTATAAATAATACTATTGATAACTTAAAACTTAATCAAAGATTAATCTGTTAAGGAGAATAACATGGCAACAACAGACGAAATACTAGGTGTTAATAAACTACCTAACGAAACTACCAAAAAATTAATGGCAAAGAAACTTGAAACTGATACAGGCTCAGTTACTTTAATGAGCGAGATATGTTTGAAAGTAAATAATGCCAAAGATAAGACAAAAAAACTTAGAGTATTGAGAGAAAATGATAGTCAATCTTTAAGAATGATTCTTAAAGGCGCTTTTGATCCTAAAATTAAGTGGTCATTACCACTTGAAGGCGGGCCAATACCCTATACACCAAATGATGCACCAATCGGCACAGAACATACTATTCTTTTACAAGAAGCAAGAACCTTGTTTAGATTTATTGAAGGTGGTGATACAACTATCACTCAAAATAAAAGAGAAACAATGTTTATACAATTATTAGAAAGTCTATGTGCTGAAGAGGCTGATTTTTTGATAAATGTGGTATCAAAGAAACTGAATAAAGTCTATAAAGGATTGACTGCCAATCTAATAAAAGATGCATTCCATTGGGATGACGATTTTATGCAGAAACAACCGTCTTATCCAGTATAAATTTCGCAGTTTTTCAACAAGGAATAATGCTTGATGTGCCAATCTTTCTGTGATATAATAAATATATAAAGAGAATCATAGAAAGGTGGGTACAGATGGCAAGATATAAGAAACTGGCAACAGTCTTGAGAGGGGTTGATTATAAGAAACCTTATAAACCAACTAAGAAAAATGCTGTTATGATGTTTAATATACTGAACTTTGCTATATTTAATGGCAAATTAGAAATGCCTAAAATTAGAGTAAGACAACTAAGAGGTGCTCTTGGCGAATATTGTTATGATACCGAAAATCCTGATTTTACTGAGATATCTATTTCCCCTACATTTCAAAATATGAAACATTTTATAAATGTTCTAGGCCACGAAATGGTACACCACTATCAACACACGATTCAGGGAGATACAGGCAATCACAATAAAAAGTTTTACAGATGGAGAAACAAGTTTGAAAAAATGGGACTCGAATTAAGTCGAGTCGCATAATTATATTATGGATAAACTGAACAGAGCGGAGAGAAAACTTATCCGCAATATATTAGATAATAGAAGAGCTTTATATAAAACACCTAGAAGAAAGATAGGTGGCAATAATAAAGATTGTAAAGAATATGAAGCTGCCTTAAGCCTTTTTATGAAAGGCATTATAAAAATTTCCCGAAAAGTTGATGTTGAGAATGAAGGACCTTTAAATGAGGCCAATGAATCTTGGTATGAATGTAAACCGTGGAAAACAAAAAGAGAACTAAGGAGAATATTATGAAAGAAGAATATGAACTTATAATGAATGACAAAAAGAATGCTCTTAAAGACTTGCCTTTTCAGGTTAAGTTTATGTCTATGCAAGTATTAGCATGGATGTGGTCTGCTGTCTTTGGGATTTATATCGTAGAAAGTATATATGCATTTGGTATATCTGCTTTTGCCCATGCAGCTCTTATTACTATGATCGTTCTTACTGCTCTATATTTTAAAAGAGTAGGAGAAGAAAGAATTAGTACCTCATTAAGAGGTAAAGGAGGAGAACATGAATGATAAAGGTAAAATGAGTAGTGGTGACGGCGAAGATTATTTCGTGGTCGTTATTGCGTTGGCATTTGTTGCATTAAGTATAACTTTCTTACCATTATGAGAAACAATATATCAAGTGCTGTAATTGCTGTTGTAATAACGGTGATTACATTTTTCTTTTTAGAATGGTCTTACAACTCAGTTGAAGAAGTAGAACCGATTAAAATAGAAACACCTAAAGTAGATCAAGAATTCATAGATGATATACGAGGTGCCCTAGAAATAGAAGAAGAACCTAATATAACTGCTGATACAAATAATGAATTTGTTATGTCATTGAATAGTTGTATTGACTATGTTTATAAATCTGTATCAGAGGATTATCAATTACCTAAAGAAATGATAGTTGCACAGGCAGTCTTAGAATCTGGTTGGGGTCGATCTAGATTTGCGAATGAAGCAAATAATTTATTCGGTATAAGAACTTTTGATAAGTCTGATAACTGGATGTTGCCTGAAACAAAAAAGAACTGGACTGGCTGGGGCGTAAAAGTTTATTCTAGTAAATGTGCCAGTGTAAGAGATTATGTTCGTATTATAAATGAAGTCTGGGCTTATGAAGAACTTAGAATGGCAAGGGCAGAAAACCCTAACATAACTGCTGAAGAGTTGTCAATGTATTTAACACGCTTTTCCACCAACCCTAAATATACCAAGTTAGTAATTAATATTATAAAGACTAAACTTGGAGAATATGACTTATCTTAATGATGTACACGGTATAATAATTGGCGGCACTCAAAATCTTGTAAGAGATGAATGTACCTATGATGAAAATGATAACCTCATACAATTAGCAGAACCCGCAAAATCAAGAGCAAGAGACCTATCCTTAGGTATTATAAGGGCACATGGTGCTCATAAGATAGCATCCTTTTTAAGAGAACATGGTGCCGATGTTGAGGTGGTAGATTATTCATTCTCTTGGACTCTAGAAGAACTAAAAGATTTTTGGAAATCTAGATATCACTCTAAAACACTTTTTCTTAGCATTTCAACCACATTTAGAACATCCTCTTTATATATTTGGCAATTTGCAGAATGGGTAAGAGAGAAGTATCCACATATACACATTTTAGGTGGTACTCAATCCATAGATAAAGTGTTGCCATACAAATTAGATTGGTATATTTACGGTTATGGTGAATACGGTATGTTAGAGTTAATAAAAAGTTTAAGAGACAATACTTCAGATAGTTTAACATATTATCAAGTGGGTAATAAAAGAATAATTAATTGTCAAAAATATTATAGATCATTTCCTAAAAAAGAGTTATCAATATCTTATGAAGATAGAGACTTCATAGAATCTTGGGAAGTTTTACCTATGGAATTAGCTCGAGGTTGTATTTTTCAATGTGCCTTTTGTAGTTTTCCTATATTAGGAATTAGAGAGGATTATAGTAGAGACGAAGAAAATTTTTATGAAGAATTAAAAGAAAATTATGAGCGTTGGGGAACTAAACATTATGTAATTTCAGACGAAACAGTAAATGACTATCACGAAAAATTAGAAAGATATGCAAGTGTAATTAAAAGACTACCTTTCAAACCTAGATTTGGTGGTTTTGCTAGAGGTGATTTAATCGCTGGTAGAAAAAAATCTTGGGATACTTATATAGAACTAGGGTTTATGAGTCACTTTTATGGTATAGAATCTATGTATAGACCTGCTGCTAAGGCAATAGGAAAAGGAATGGAAGTTGGTAAATTACAAGATGGCCTATTAGAGTTTAAAGAGTATGCTTTGAACAATCACGATTTTTATGGCGGTCATATAAGTTTAATTGCTGGTTTACCTAACGAAACATTTAAAACATTAGATAATACATATGACTGGTTACAAAAAAACTGGAAAGATCAATTCTCACTTATTTCACCTTTAGGTATGTCCTCCCCATTATTTACAGGAGAACACGCTCATATTGTTGATGAGATGAGTAATTTTTCTTTAATAGATAAAGATCCAGGTAAGTATGGTTATAAAATAATAGAAAAAGATTATAGGCCAGGCTCACAACTTGAGTGGATAAGTAATACAGGTATGACCACAAAATCTGCAAGTGAATGGGTATTAAGTAAAGGTTTACCTTTAACATATGGTTCGTTACCGCCTTGGATGGTACCTGAATATATGATTGATCCTGATTTAGATTATCTAGATATGATGATTAAAACACCAAAAATGAGAACCTTAGTAGAGTTAGACTTAAAAAGAAATTACTTAAACTATCAAAATAATTATGATGAAAATGATGTACCTGAAACTCAGTTTCAACAACAAATACAAAAACACGGAAAAAAAGAATTACAGGATAGCATATGGTGGTCTTTAGATAGCACTCGTAATGTAACTATTAAAGAAAAAAATAATATTAGTGAAAATAATATTGTATTTGCTAGTGGTGGTAAACACTTTAAAGAACAAATGGATCAATATAAAATTGATTTTCTTACAAGATATAAAAGAAAAAAAATAAATGCTAACTAATATACACGGTATAATTATAGGCGGGTTTCAGTCTTACATAGGTGATGAGTGTGTTCACGATTACGAAGGTAATATTATACAGCTAACAGAACCTGCAAAACCTGGCGATAGAGAGCATAAGGTAAATTTATCAAGGGCTCACGGTGCTCATAAAATTGCTACCTTTCTAAGACAACACGGCGCTGATGTTGAGGTAGTAGACTATGCTTTTGCTTGGGAGTTAGAAGAACTAAAAGACTTTTGGAAATCAAGGTATAGTAGTAAGACATTATTCTTATGTATTTCTACTGTATTCAGGCAGTCATCATTATATCTATGGCAATTTGTAGAGTGGGTTCGAGAAAAATATCCTCATATTCACATACTAGGTGGCACACAATCAATGGATAAAATATTGCCTTTTAATTTAGATTGGTATTGTTTTGGTTATGGCGAATATGCTATGCTTGAATTAATTAAAAATCTTAAAGATGGCACGCCAAATAATATGAAATATTATCAAATAGGTAATAAAAAAATAATTAATGCTCAAGAACATTATAAAGCATTTCCTAAAAAAAGTATGAAAATATCTTATGAAGATAGAGACTTTATAAAACCTTGGGAAATATTACCTATGGAATGGTCAAGAGGTTGTATATTCAGATGTGCTTTTTGTACATACCCAATATTAGGTGTAAGAGATGATCACAGCAGAGATGAAAATGATTTGTATGAAGAAATGATAGAAAACTATGAACGCTGGGGTACAAAATATTATGCACTGGCCGATGAAACAGTAAATGATTATCAGGAAAAATTAGAAAGATATGCTAAAGTAATAAAAAAGTTACCATTCAAACCTAGATTTGGCGGATATGCTAGAGGTGATATCATTGTCGGTAGAAAGAAATCTTGGGAGACTTATATTGAGTTAGGATTTATGAACCATTTTTATGGTATTGAATCTTTACATCATCCATCTGCTAAGGCAGTAGGTAAGGGTATGGATTCAGGAAGACTAAAAGATGGTTTATTAGAGTTTAAAGAATACGCTTTACAAAACCATGATTTTTACGCTGGTCATATAAGTTTAATTGCTGGTTTACCTAATGAAACACTTAAAACTCTTGATGAAGGTAATGATTGGATTAAAAAGAACTGGTATGATAATTTTTGTGCTATAGGTATTTTATCAATAAATCTACCTCTATATCAAGGTAAGTATGGAGAGATAGCAAAAAAGTTAGGCACACTATCATTGATTGAACAAAATCCTGAGAGTTATGGTTATAAGATTAGAGGCGAGATGAGAAAGCAAGGATTATGGCAGATGGATAAACTAAATAAAGATGATAAGTTTGACCATCCTGCCTTTAGACACGGTGTTCGTGAAGAAGATAAAGACGAAACACCACAAAGAATACAATTTAGTTGGGAAAATAATGTAGGATTAACCACAAAGAATACTACTGACTGGTTAAGAAAAAATGGATCACTATTAGCAACTGGTACTTTTCCTACTTGGTCATTGGCTGAATATCTTATAGATCCTGATTTAAATTATGTAGATATGATGATGAAAAGTGATAAGAGAGATAGGTTAAAAGCACTATCAGGTAAATATTTTGTAGAAAATGAGATTGCTGATTCAGGTGAAGGAGTTAATTTAGATACTTATAGACAAACACCTGATCAAAATAAAACACTTGGTGCTTCTAAAACAATACCTGAAGGTGGTTTTAGTGTGGATCAATCGTCAACAAAATTTACTAGTGCCGGGTTTAATATATTTTATAAACATAAAAACTTAAAATTGAATTACATTAGAAAATATAAAAGGGATAAAATAAATGAGAATACTTACAACAATATTAACAAGTAGAGATATAGAAAAATTTGAAAGGTGTTTGAAAAGTGTTTTACCACAAACTGAATGCCTTGTGGTTTGTAATACTTTAGATGAAAGTTATGCGAAACAAGTAGAGACACATTGTACTACTCGTCCTGTAAAATTAATTCATACTCACTCAACAGGATGGCCTAGTGCTGGTAAACAATCAGTACTAGATCATTTTCTTATGACAGATTATGATTATCTTTTTTTAATTGAAGGTGATGATTTTATATATCCTAATACATTAGAAATCCTAAATGAGATGGTAGAGAAACACCACCCAATAGATATTTTAGCATTAACTAATCAAGAGGTATTTATGGGCGAACTTATGACCATGAAAGAATGGCGATCATCTAAACTATTTGATGATAGAATGAGACCAGAATTAGAAAAACTACCAATAGATACAGTCAGATCATTTTTAGAAAATACACAAACTGCTATTGATATAACTGATGATGGTATAAATCGCATTGTATTATACTCTAGACAAGGTGCTCAAATTCAATATGATATGAAGATTAAAAGTGGTGATGATTTTGTGTTTGGCTGTGAGGCAAGATTACTACATGAAAAGGGCGACATTCAAATGTACCTAACCAATTGCCCTGAACTATATGTTTATGATCAGAATGATAAAACTGGTTTTGCCATGCCAGAGAAATTGGCAGACATTGGTAAGTATATGATTTCTGATGATTTTAAACGCTTGACAGATACGCTAGGACCTGATATAATAGAAGTATCACATAGACTCACTTATGAAGAACGAACAAAGTATATTAAAAAGACAGCGAAAAGCAAGACTATCTTTGGCACGAAATAAAGCAAAAGATCCTGATATGAAAAGAATATGGGGAAATAAAATTAAAGAGATTGACAATAAACCAATACACTATGGTGATGACCCAAACTGGCGTCTAAGATGGTCTAAATTTTTTAGGAGAATGCCTTGAACATATTTTACTTACATGAAGATCCTAAAACTTGTGCTGAAATGCACATAGATAAACATTGTGTTAAAATGATTATCGAGTATGCTCAATTAATGTCAACAGCACATAGAATGCTTGATGGTTTAGAATACGAAGGTAGAACTAAAACTGGCAGACGAGTTAAAAGATGGTTGTGTGAAGATATTGCCAAAGAACAAATTGTATATAAGGCCAGTCATATACACCACCCTAGTGCTGTGTGGGTTAGAGAAAGTGCTTATCAATACTGGTGGTTGTATCAAATGTGGTCTCACCTATGTGATGAATTTACTTATAGATATGGCAAACAACATTTAACAGATTATAAACTAAGAAAAGTATTAAGAGAAATACCTAAGAACGCACCACTTAATAAACCATTTACAGAACCACCACAAGCTATGCCTGACGAGGTAAAAGTTGTAGGTGATTCTATAACTGCCTACAGACAATATTACATGAAACATAAGAGAGGATTTGCAACATGGAAAAAAGATCGAAAGCCAGCGTGGTATCAGTAGAAGAAGTACATTCTGAGATACTAGACTTAGCAGGTAAAATAATGATGAAAGGTGCTACACCACAGTTAGTGTGTTCTTGTCTAATTGCAGTTGCACTAAGAAGTTACAGAACTATAATGTCTGAAGAAGAGGTACTTATGTTATTAGGTCATATTATTGACGATATAGATAGAGTTAAACCTTACGATATAACAATGCCATCAACGGAGGTACACTAATGGGCAAACACATAAAAACATCTATGGATCATAAAGTAATTGATTATCTGGCAATAGAACTATTTAAGGCAGACCCAGATAATGCGGTACTAAATACCTTTATGAATATGAAAAATGAAGAAGGATTCCATCTATCAAAAACAATAGATGAATTCAAGAAAACAGGTAAACACCCTGATCACTACAATACAGATGGTACTTGGGCCGCACCTGGTGGTAGAATATCTTTTGAGCAGTTTAAATCATAATGCCTTTATATACTTTTAGAAATAAGAAAACAGGCGAAGAGTGGGAAGATATGATGACCATAGACGAGATGGAAAAATTCTCTAGAAAAAGAAATATTGAACTCGTACCTACGGGGTTTGGTATTGTAAGTAGTGTAGGTCAACTAGACAGTAAAATAGATGATGGATTTAAAGATGTGTTAAGTAAAATATCAGATGCACATCCTCACTCAGCACTTGCCGATAGATATAGAAAAAGAGGTGCAAAAGAAGCAAAGGGCAAGGCTGCATTAGATAAAATTAAAAAGAAGTACGGGAAGATCGTAGATTAGATAAATAGTTATGTTGCTGTCGAGACATTTACAACACCGTGCTTTAGCACATAATAAGTTGAGTAAATCAATCCGACAAGGCAACAACACCGGGGCGAGTAGGGCACCGGAACAGGCGAATAAATTACTACTCGCCCACTTAAAGGAACAAATATGGATTTAGATTTTTTAGATGGTTTTGATACCGATTTAGATTGGGGTTTTACAACTACTGATGCAAAACCTAGTGAAACAAAAGATACTGAAGCAGTTGCAAAGACAGCCGCTAGTGAAGTTGCTAAGGTAACTGATGGGTCTTTAAAAGCACTAGAGAGTAAACTAGACAAAATATATTCAGCAGTTAATTCTGCTAAGTCTGAGATTAAAGAAAAGAATCAAGTTGAGTTAGATATTGCTAAGAAGCAGATGGATGATGAATACGACTTGAGAAAAGATAATCTAGGCAAAGAAATGAAAGATAAGTTTTCTCAATTAGAAAAGTTAGTAATACCTTTGATGCTAAAATTAGCAAAGGCACCAGAGAATTATATTTACTGGCCTAATCGTAAAACAGTAATCGAAGCACAATTAAAGAAAATAGTAGCAATAACAAGAGGTAAATAATGCAATTATCGAAAAACTTTAGTCTAAGTGAAATGACTAAATCTACTACTGCCGAAACAAAAGGCATAGAGAATACACCATCAGATGCACATAAAGAGAATATGAAACTTTTATGTGATAAAGTTTTACAACCTGTGAGAGACCACTTTGCAAAAGGCGTAAGGGTTACTTCTGGTTATAGATCACCTGAGTTATGTGAGGCAATAGGGTCAAGTAAGACTTCTCAACACGCTCAAGGACAGGCAGCTGATTTTGAAATAACAGGTATTGACAATAAAGAACTAACAGAATGGATTATAGATAATCTAGACTTTGACCAAATCATATTGGAATTTTATAAAGATGGCGATCCAAATAGTGGTTGGGTTCATTGTTCATATAAACTACATGGCAATAGAAAACAAGTATTAAGGGCGTCTAGAGTTGACGGAAAAACACATTACACACACGGCTTGACATTGTAGTAAAAACCTGTTATAATATACATTATGAGTAAATTGAAAGAATATTTTAAAACCAAAGGTATGAAAACCTTTGTTCATCAACCCGTAGATGATCTACCTAAACTACTAACAGAAAATATAAATGGTGGCAGATACTATGTTTCACCCACAGGCGAAAAGTATCCTTCGATTACTACTGTTCTTGCACCAAGAAACAAAGAAGGCATAATTGCTTGGCGTAAAAAAGTAGGCGAAGAAAAGGCAACATTTATTGCTAATGAGGCTGCAAGACGAGGTACTGCTGTACATAAATTAGTTGAACAGTATCTTAACAATGAAGATTTATCAGACGCAGGTGTTTTACCACTTGCCTTGTTTACAGTTATGAAAGAAGAACTAGACAAGATTGATAATATTAAAATACAAGAAGGCAGTTTGTATAGTGATGAATATAAAGTTGCAGGTCAGGTTGACTGTATTGCTGAGTATGATGGTAAACCTTGCGTCATAGATTTCAAAACTTCTACTAGAGAAAAGAAAGAAGAATGGATTGAAAACTATTTTATACAAGGTGCTGCCTATGCTGAAATGTATAAAGAGAGATACGGTAAAGATATAGAAGATATCGTAATATTGATTGTGACCGAACAAGGTCTTAATCAAGTATTCAAGAAAAAGAAACAAGACTACATACCTAAATTAAAAGAAGCAATAGAAAACTTTAATGGCAATAATAACACCTAATAAATTTGCACTTCTTATCGAGAACATGGTAAGAAACAAGAAGATGACTCATTGGGAAGCCGTATTGATGTATTGTAAAGATAACGATATTGACCCTTCAGGTATGGGTAAAATGATTAATAAATCATTAAAAGAAAAACTAGAAGTTAATGCTATGGATTTAAGATTATTGAAAGAAAGGATGGGCAGATTGCCCTTATAGAATGGATGGATTTGATGTTTATAAAATCTACCTTGCGGTCAAACTACACTTCACTTCAGAATCGTATGACTACTTTAAGCACAATGGCAAGACAACAGCAAGACTCAAGACATTTACTAAAAGGCGTGATAGATATTTTTTTCACAAGTTGTCGAGGTCTTATAGCAATAACGATTGCATTGACTATTTTGTTAGTGGATTCATTAATGGTAGCGATGTTTGGATTGGTGATATTGTTGGAAAAACTGCTAGCGAAAATTATGCCAGATGGCGAAAAAGAATAGAGAGTTTAAGTTATGTATTCCAAGGCGATATTGATACTTTATTTGAATTCATTGACGAGAAAGGAATCAAATTTGACAACCTGTTCAAAGTCAAAGAGGGGCAACACCCGCCGTTGGTCAAATTGTTTCTTGCTGACAAAGTAACATTAGAAACAATGATTATCTTAAATGATATTCTAGGTTATACAAAACAATTTAATAAACAAATAAATGAAAGAGTAATCTGGCCTAAGAAATATAAACTTATGATGAACTACAAACCATTTCTAAGATATAATCTAACAAAAATGAAAATGATAGTAAAGAAGAAAATAAATGATAGGCGATAGAACCATATATACCTTTGAGCACGAAAATCAAGAACTACAAAATAAAATTCATAGTTTACAAGAGAAGTTAAAAAAAATAGAAAAGATAAACAATGAAGATGGTGCTACAGCACTAACTAAACAGGTTATGATTAAAAGTATAATTGATGGTGTTAAACTGAAGTGGCATAAACCAGAACAACACTCAGAGGTGTACAGGTCTTTCAATGTTGATGAAGGCGAGGAATGACAGTCTTTAATAATCTATGGGGTGTTCCTGTTTACAAAGTAAATACTAATTTCACATATAGCGATTTTACACCAGAAGCAAAAGATTATGTTGATGATTATATAAAAAATACAGATGAGGCTAGTAAATCTGTTAATGTATTTGTAGAGAGGGGTCGCTTTCTAGATAATCTTAAATTAGAAAAGATTAAAGAACTTATCAGTACACACGCTTATTATTTTAGAGATAATATTATGATGTGTACAAATGAATTAGAAATACAAGCAAGTTGGTTAACTGTAAATCATAAAGGATCTAATCACCCAGCACATAATCATGCCCATACAATATTTTCTGTATGTTACTATCCTAGGGCTGACTCTGGTAATTTAATATTACAAGCACCAGATGGTAAAAGCACTTGGCAAAGAGAATACAGAATGGGATTCCAATATACTCAGTTTAATGAATGGAGTGCTACCAATTGGTCAATACCAGTTATGTCAGGTGATGTAATTATATTTCCTGGTTGGGTTCATCATAGTACCACACCAAATGAATCTGATGAATCTAGACTTATGATTGGTGCCAATTATTGGTTAAGAGGTAATATGCAATTCTTTGATGAATTAGATAGGATTAATATTTGACATTTTCTAAAAAAGGTGTTATAATAGAATCATAATTAAAAACGGGAGAGTTGATTATGTACACATTAGAAAGTGAACGGCACAGAAGAATTATCTTGACTTCTGATGACAAAGAAAGTATTATTAGGGTTTGTAGAGACCTTAATGAGATAGATAAAAACGCTACTTTGACAAACAATTTTGTTGTTACTGAGGGCGGAAAAACTATTTATGGCGACAATCAGTCCTTATAAATACTACTATATGATGAATAAAGTGGATAAGATTAATACATACAAACATACGGAGAATACATACAATGAATACAAGTATAGCGGCCTTAAAAAGGTCAAGATCAAATCTAGACGCACTCACTAAAGAACTTAGTGGTGTATCCTCAAACACCAAACAATCTTATGTTGATGACAGGTTCTGGAAACCAGAACTAGATAAAACTGGGAATGGTTATGCCGTTCTTAGATTTTTACCTGCTGTCAAAGACGAAGATTTACCTTGGGTTAAAATGTGGTCACACGCATTTCAAGGCCCTGGTGGTTGGTATATTGAGAACTCTTTAACTACAATGAATCAAAAAGATCCAGTTAGTGAAGAAAACAGTCGCCTTTGGAATTCAGGCATTGAAGCAGATAAAGAGATTGCTCGTAAGAGAAAAAGAAAACTATCTTACTATGCAAATGTTCTTATTGTTTCAGACCCTAAACATCCTGAGAACGAAGGTCAAGTAAAACTATTTAAATTCGGTAAAAAGATATTTGATAAGATTACTGATAAAATGCAACCTCAATTTGAAGATGAGAAACCTATCAACCCATTTGATTTCTGGGAAGGTGCAGACTTTAAATTGAAGATCAGAAAGGTAGACGGATTCTGGAATTACGATAAGTCAGAATTTGATTCACCTAAACCTATTGCGGATAATGATGAGTCTATTGAAGGCATATGGACAAAACAGTATCCGTTAAAACCATTTCTAGAGGCGTCAAACTTTAAGTCTTATGATGAGCTGAAAAGCAAACTTGATAAAGTGTTGACAGGTTCTAGAAGTACTGGCACAGTTGAAGATATGGTTCCCCCACCTTCCATATCAGAAACGCCAGATGTATCACCAGAAGCAGTAGCGGGTTCTTCGTCAAACGATTCCGTTGATGATGATGAGACGCTGTCCTACTTCAGCAAATTAGCGGAAGAGGAGTAAATTCTCTCCACCTGTTTTTGTGATACCGAGGGCGCTTCGGCGCCCTCACCTTATAAATAA